TTTCATCTCTTTCTGGATACGGGGAAGCAATTCAGGCGATACCCAGATGCCGCCATGCGATGAAGTCGAAACAAAAATGATACCATCGGCAATGACCTCTTCGTCCTGCACGATGCCCCAAGGGGAATATTTACCAATAAACGATAACGTCATTTCAAATGTCCTTTTCAATGTCAGGGCTGCACCGCAACCCATTGCCAAGGTCACAACGTCATATTGCAACCTAGCAGCAGTCATAGTTTATCAGATTTGCGTCTGTCAATTAAAAAACGTCATTTTCGCGCAATCCATCATTTAAACTGATATATTTTACAAAATCTCACGCTTTTGCCCTAAAATGTCACGGTGGGCGTGACCAATAAGTCATTGATTGTAAACGGGAAATTTTGCTACCCTCACGCCCCCGTGTGGCTATAAAGCATTGATATGCAAGGATAATCTGAAAATGTCACGGAAATCCAAAAAAGATAGCCCTATATATATATCCATCTCTTACTTACACTAATGTAAATTAAAAATTTCGGGGGGGATATATATATAAATAAATCATTATAGTTATAGATATATATAAAAAAAGGGCGGATTTCAGCCATTTTTTTGCTCACAAGGGGTGTGACCTTTTTTCGATTTTTCGGAAAACACCCCTCAAGGCCGCAGAAATCAGCCGTTCCACTTGTGATATGATCGGTTTTTGGTTGAAAATAGATTATTTAGCGCGTAAACGAAAAGGGCGACGAGAATTGCAATCCCGCCGCCCAACAACATCAACGGATAGGAGTCCGCTAATGCATAATAAAACCGCTAATCCCTCGCCTGAAAAGGTCAAGCAAATGTTCCGGTTACAAGACGGGGTATTTTATTGGCGCTCGCGTCCGCTATCGGATTTTAAGTCGGAGCGCGCCTTCGATATTTGGCAAAGGTGCCATGCCCTCTCGGATGTGATGCGGCTGCACGGGCGCGCATGGAACACAAACAAGCGCCGCCAGAGCGTTTGCATCGACGGCAAGAGCTATCCTATCATAAATGTGTTTTGGTGCTGGCACTATGGGCGCTGGCCTATGGGGAAGGTCGAGCGGATCGATGGGAACCCTGATAACAACGGAATAGAGAACCTGCGGCGAGCTTAGCACAAAAAAAGGGGAAGCCGAAGCCTCCCCGATCTGGATCGATGGTTCCCGTTCAGTTATAGATCAGGTTCGGGCAGGGCGGCATACTGTCCCATGTATCATGGGGGAAGGCGGGTTCATCCGCTGCTACCCATCGAGCGCCGTAGGAGCCGTGCTCAGTGCTTTGGCTGCTATATCTGGTATCAAGGGATAGCCAAAGGGCTTTGATACGCTCCTGAGCCTCCTGAGGGGCTTCACGGGCACGGGTGGAAAGCTCGATCATTACTTCCTCTAGGTTGTCGCCCTCCACTGAGAGAGGGCGATATTTACCAAGGAAATAGATTGTGCCGATATAGTGCGTCATGCTGCTTCCTCCTGCGCCATATCAGCAACCAGCTCATCATACTGGCGAGCCAAGCGCAGCAGTTCTTCACGGGCCATCTCTTTGCCCTTCTCCTCGCCATCCTCAAGCACTAGCAAATAAATCCGCACGGCGGCTTCCCATGTAGGGGTTATATCAATCGTTTTCATTTCAGTTCCTTTCTTATGTCATCCGTTATGACAGGTGGAGAAAACACGACTTCGCCAGATATGTCAAATTCATAATCAACGGTTCGTCGTATTTCGCGCCAGCCTATGTCTATCAATCCCAGAAAAATGGGGGTTCGCGCCGACCTATGTATCTCAACCCAAAAGCTGGGGAGGCCGGACGCAAAAAAAGGGAGCCCGAAGGCCCCCGATCTTTCAGCTGCGGTGCAGGATCATCAGGCCCAGCACCAAGATACCGACTAGGCACAGGTGAGCGTGTCCGATCACCAAGGTGTCCATTCGTTCCAGTCTGGATCGAGGCCGGCCGCTTCGAGAAAGCGCTTCCGGTCAAAGCGGGGGTTGTCCTGCTTCAGCCGGTGGGCGATCTCGTTTGCCGCTAACAGGGCTCCGGTGCGCTCCGGTGGGTTCAGGGCGTAGGCTGTAACCTGAAGGGCCTCAGCGAGTAGGACGTAATCTTTGCGTGTCATGGTATTACCTTTCAATACAGATCTAGGATGTCATCGTCATACAGCTGCGCCATGCGCTCCTGAGCGATGGTGCGGGGGTCGCCATACTCTTCACCCACCCATCGGGCGAACGTGAGCGGCTGCTGGCCAGTCCAGCGGCATTCGGCGCAATACTCAGCGTATTCTTCTTTCAACATGGTGTTACCTTTCAAGGGTTGGTGGCGACCAGCTGGGCCAATCGCCACCGGGACGATTACAGGATAGAGCGAAGGCCCTTGCGAACGATGTATTCAGCATCACCGATTGCGTCGATGATTGCATCGTGCAGGATGTCGTCGAGCTTCTGCTTGACCTGTTCCCCGATGGATCCCTCAACCGCCTCGGCTACGGCCTCGTTGAAGCTGCTGCTCTCGAGGAAGCCTTCGAGCTTGTCCTCGATCTCGGCCTCGATGTGTTCGAAGGCGGTTCCGCTGCGGACATCGAGCACCTGAAGCACCCGCTCGTCGAAGTCCAGCAGCTGGTCGCCGTCCTTGGCCTTCAGCTCGGTGAGCAGCAGGACGGCATGGTCGAGCCGTGCCTCCAGCTGGTTGGTGCGCTCAGTCATCGTGGTGAGCAGCTGCACCAGCAGCCGGTCGCGATCAGAGGTTGCGCTGTGGGCGTGGATGTTCGCCGCAGCGAGATGGTCAAACTTTAACATGGTATTGTTTCCTTTGCACTATCGACGGGAGACACGGCCCGACCCGCTGGGCTGTTTGCCCGCTGCAATTCTTATCAGCATCAGCAGCTGCGTCAACACCATAATCAACACGGATAAACACCAGGGCGAAAACCGGACAGATCACAGCGCAATGTGAGCCAGGACTGCGACGCGGTCACAGCCGGATGTGATCGACGGGAGCTGATCGGGGACTGGTCGGGCTGCAACTGGCCAGCCAGACCCCCACCCACCCACTTTTCAGGGGCAAAGCGCATTTTATATCTATATATAGCCACTCAGCCCCACATTTTGTTTGAAAACAGTTTGCCCTCTATATTCACCCCCCTACCCCCTGATATGACCCCCTTTGTTTATAATTGGGCCTTTAAAAAAAATTATATATTGATTTACTATGAGTGCTGATTATAAGGGATGATATGGATACAGATGACGGTGGTTTTGGATTAGGATCTTTGATCGGCGATGGCGCTGAGATAGCGCTGCGTGACGACCGTGACTTGGTGTTTGCGCGTGAGTATGTGCGCCTGCGTGCATTAAAGTCTAAGAACCCTGCTGAGCTTGCGTGTGTACGCGCTGGTATTACGAACCCTGAGTATCACATCAAGGTAGTTGCGGAGCGGCAGCTGGCGCGTCCAGAGGTTCAGCGGCTGGTAAAGGAGGCTGAGGCTTCTGGGCTAACGATAGAGCGGACGGAGTACACGCGGGATTTGTTTCTGGATGAGTTGCAGGCGATCCACGAGCGGGCTTTGGATGCGGGAAATTTTACGAGTGCAATTAGTTCGGTGAAGACGCAGGCGCAGTTGCTTGGGTTTATGGATCAGACGGTGAATATCAATCACACGGTGACGGCGAAGGATTTGGATCTGGCGACGTTGCGTGCGATGGTTGCTGACCGGGCGAAGCCGGTAAATGTTATAGATGTGGATTATAAGGAGATAAGTAATGAATCGTAAGGATAAAGAGTTACGTGATTGGTATGCTGGCTTGGCAATGCAGGCGCTCATAGGTGTGCGTGAGTGGGACTCTCATGCCGGAGAATTAATAGTTTCAGAGGCACTTTACATGGCTAAAGAGATGATGGAGCAGAGGCAGGCGGAAATTTACGCTGAAATAGCCGCTGAAATGGACGCAAAACGGAATGAACGATAACCTATCGACCGATGACTTGCTGGCGGAGCTGGTTGCCCGCGAAGAGGCGATGGCGTCGTTTGCGAAGTATATTGAGTATGTGAGTGGGTTGAAGCCGCCGCCGCATTTGAAGCTGATCTGTGATAAGCTGGATGAGGTTGCTGAGGGTAAGATCCAGCGGCTGATGATTTCAATGCCACCGGGGCATGGGAAGTCGTTTGCCGCGTCGCATTACTTCCCGGCCTATTATCTGTCGAAGAATCCTACGAAGAACGTGATCTTTGCGACACACAAGCAGGAGCTGTCGGATTCGTTTGGTCTGAAGGTTCGGAATGTCATTAAGGGCGACGAGCATCGGCGGCTGTTTCCGGGCGTGGGGATTAGCACTGACAAGACGGCGGCTGGCGAGTGGATGACGACGCAGGCTGGTGGTTATCACGCGACGGCGGTTGGCGCGAACGTGACGGGCCGGCGCGGGGATATATTGATTGGGGACGACTTGCTTTCGGGTATTCAGGCGGCTGAGTCGGACAGTGAGCGGAATAAATTATGGGCTTGGTACGGTGCGGATTTTTTCACGCGCCGTAAGAACCAGAACACGCCCATCATCCTGATAGGAACGCGCTGGCATTTAGGTGACCATATGGGTCGCTTGGATCAGGGCGAACGGGATGGTGAAGGCGAGAAGTGGGAGCGGGTGATTTTGCCCGCGCTGGCGGTGGATAACGACATTTTGGGGCGAGAGCCCGGAGATGCGCTGTGGCCGGAACAGTTTCCGAAAGAGGAACTGGAGAAGATCCGCCGCCAGCCTTCCACGACGAGCCGTATCTGGTCGTCGCTGTATCAGCAGAATCCGGTGGTGGATGCTGGTGGTATCATCGACCAGACATGGTTTAAGTGGTGGAGATCCGCTGATCCACCTGAGGTGAAGTATGTGATACAGGCGTGGGATACGGCGCTGACGGCGAACAAGACATCGGCGTTTAGCGCGTCCACGACGTGGGGCGTGTTTGATGATGATAATGATATACCGAATTTAATACTGTTGTCGGTGTGGCGCGACCGTGCGGAATGGCCTATACTGAGACGCATGGTGCAGCGCATGGCGATTGATTACCGCGACGATAACTATCGCGTACCGATTAAGGTATCGAAGAACCGCAAGCCGGATACGGTACTGGTGGAAGCCAAGGCGAATGGCCAGATGCTGATACAGGATTTAGGTCGTGCGGGAATTGTAGCTACGCCGTTTAATCCGGATAAGTTTGGTGATAAGATGGCGCGTGTTCGGTTAGTGACGGACTTGATAGAAAATGGTAGAGTGTGGCTACCGGCAATGAAGCCGTCATATGATGAACTTAGACCGTGGGCGCGTGACTTTATGGAACAGTGCGTACAGTTTCCTGCAGCTGATTCGAGAGACTGGGTTGACACGATGACAATGGCGTTTTTACGGATTAAGCAGTCAGGATGGGTACACAATACGGACAACCCATATGAAGAGGTTTATGACGTACCACTTGAACGCGCTTCATTTTATTGATAGGAGGCATAATGGCCCGTAAACCGATGACTATCGAAGATACACTGCGTCCTCAGTTTGAGGGCATTGGCGGTGTTGACGTTGACATGCCTGAGGGCGACGCAGAATACGAAATCGAAATAGGCGGCCCTGAGATGGTCGATGGCGCTGAGATCACCGAAATGGATGATGGCGGCGTTGAGATTGATTTTGATCCGGCAGAAGATGCTGAAGAAGAAGCTACCCACGATTCGAATCTAGCGCTGTACATGGATGACATGGCTCTGAATGGCGTTGGCGAGATGCTGCTGAGCGGCGTCGAGGAAGATAAGCAGTCACGCGCCGACTGGGAAAACACGATGTCCGAGGGCATCAAGCTGATGGGCCTGAAGATCGAAGACCGCACGACGCCGTTCAAGGGCGCGTGTGGCGTTTACGATCCACTCTTGGCAGAAGCTGTGGTGCGTTGGCAGGCCGTTGCTTGCGGCGAGCTGTTGCCGGCCAGTGGTCCGGTTAAGACGCAGATTGTTGGCGTAGCAAACGAGCAGCTGGAGGCGCAGGCGTCGCGGGTTAAGGACTTCATGAACCTTTACCTTACGGAATTGGCGCCTGAGTTCTACGAAGAGTTTGACCAGATGCTGTTCTGGTTGGCGCTGGTGGGCTCGACGTTTAAGAAAGTTTATCAGGATCGGCTGCTGGGACGCCCGGTGAGCCGCTTTGTTTTACCGGATAATTTCATCGTTGCGTATGGCACGACGGATTTAGAAACCAGCCCGCGCTATTGCCACATTACGCCGATGACGCGCCGGAACTTTCGTTTGGCGCAGTTGGCTGGCGTGTATCGCGACATCAAGGTCGGTGATCCGCAGCCGGATGATACGGATCAGACTCCTATACAGGCGCAGATTGACGGCGTTCAGGGCGTTGAGCCGGGCGCTGAAGGTACGGAAGAGTATCGGATCTACGAGGTTTATGCCGACCTGAACCTTGAAGGCTTTGAGAATGAGGATGGAATTCCTCTGCCGTATATCGTTACGATTGAAGAAGGGAGCCGCAAGGTTCTGTCTATCTATCGGAACTATGAGGAAGAAGATCCCACGTTCCAGCGTCAGGGTTCGTTCGTTCATTATAAGCTGATGCCCGGCGTTGGCTTCTACGGCCTTGGCTATGCACACTTGCTGGGTAACTCAGCGAAGACGGCGACATCGATCCGTCGGCAGCTGATTGACGCTGCGACGTTGAATAACTTCCCGGGTGGCTTGCGCGTTAAGGGCATGCGTCTGGACGACAATAACATTGGGATTGGCCCGACTGAGTTCCGTGAAATCGACACGGGTGGCCAGCCGATTCAGAACGCAATTATGACGATGCCGTATAAGGAACCTTCGCAGGTTTCTTTGGCGCTGCTGAAGGAAACGTATGAAAGTGCGCGGAATCTTGCAAACACGGCGGAGATTGCCGTGGGTGAAGGTAGACAGGATGCCCCAGTTGGAACGACTGTGGCTCTTATGGAAGCGGCAACCCGACTCCAGTCGGCGACCCTCAAGCGGTCGCATAAGGCGTTCAACCGAGAGCTAAAGATGATTGCAAATCTGTTTGGCAAGTATCTGCCAGACGAACCGTATCCGTTCCCAGTTCGCGGCGGCATGTCGGCGATCATGCGGGAAGACTTCTCGAACAACATCGATGTCATTCCGGTAAGCGACCCGAACATTTCATCGTCGGCGCAGCGCATGATGCGTGCAGAAGCTCTGTTGCGGTTTGCAACGCAGCAGCCGGACCAGCACAATCTGCGTGAAGCATATCGTCAGATGTACGTTGAGATGGGTATTGACGAAGAAAAGATAGAGATGCTCTTGTTGCCTGAGCAGGCTAAACCAAGGCCGCTGGATCCTCTGTCTGAGAATCAGAACGCACTGGTGGGTATCCCATTGGTTGCCGGCGCGTATCAGGATCACGATGCACACATTGCTTCACATGCTCCGATTGCTGAAGAGAACCCGGCGCTGCAGGCACACATCAATGAGCATTTAGCTCTGAAGATGCGGCAGCAGGTTGAGCAGATTATTGGCCAGCCATTACCGCCTCCGGGAGAGCAGTTACCTCCAGAGATTGAGAACCAGCTTGCGGCTATGATTGCGCAGGCCATGCAGCAGCTTGCGCCATCGTACAAGTCACAGCCTCCGGGTCCAGACCCCATGCTCCAGATTGAGCAGATGAAGGTTCAGCAGCGTGATGCTGATAGCAAACTTGACGCCCAAGTCGAAATGGCGAAGGCACAAATGGAAGCCCGGACAGAAGCTGAGGACCGGGCGTCAAGAGAACGAATTGCGGTAATGAAATTGCAATCCGAGGCCCAGCGTAATAATGGAGGTTTCCAATGAAGAATACTGACTTGCGGGCCAAGGCTCGTGCAATTTTCGGCCCAGCAATCGCTGAGCCAATGCCTAAGCAACAGATCG